TAAAGTACGAGTCTTGATTAAATCTAAAAGTTATGTCTTGGCTGATGCGATTCCAATCGTCCTCAGTCATTATGCCTTTTAGCATTACTTGCGTTTTTAGTAGGTCTAAGAATACTAAACTAAATCGTTGGCGAAGACGGTCTATAAATTTATTAAACTTAACTTCGTCTCGTGTAATTTCTGCAGAGCGGCCCATATTAAATCCGCTGTCTGCCATCATTCGTGATAACGGAACGTTTAGTGCTCTGTACAGTTTTTGTAAAAGATACTGTACGTCTTCCATCTGACCAAGATTTTGACCGCCGTCTAAAGTACTAATTTCTGTACCACGGCCACCTTCACGACGGGGCATCCAAAAATCTTCCAACATGCTCATATGGTTGCGTTCGTCTTTGATTTGTCCAGTATTAGGATCGTAAATTACTTTGTTACGATACCTGTTCATAATTTCTCGTAGATACTGTTCTGCTTTTTGTTTTGGTAGATTACCAACGTCTACGTAAAACACACGACGTTCTGGTGCACGAGAAATTCTGTATATTGCTACGGCATCTTCGATTTGTCGAAGCAGATTAAGAGGTCTAACAGCCTTTTGGAGGTATCCAACAACTCGTTTTGTGGCAGAGTCAATTATACCTGAATGGGTATACGCAATAGTATCTGGAGCTATTTTCCATCCCGTAGCACTGGTTGGAAAAGCAGATTCTCTATCAGTATCAGTGTATATAAAATATTCTTCAATAGATTTAGTTGCAGAAAATGGAGCCATTCCACCATTAACTGCTTTATCTTTTTCTATCTTTTTTATCTTTTTAATTTTTACTGGATCTATAGGTATTAGTTCTTGAATACCTTTTCTTGGATCATTTTTGTCTATTTTTTTATAGTAAAAAAGTTTAGAATCAATATACCAACGTCTAAAAATATCAGGTGCTCTATTAGAAAAATCTAATAATTTTAAGAGATGATTGTACTCCGAGTATATTTTTGTTTTAATAGTATCAGACAGATTTACGTGATCTAAGTTTAGTTTAATTGGTTTTCTGTCTTGATCTAAAACAATACACTCATTAACAATATCTTCAATAGCAGCATCTACCTCAGGATACAGAGCCATTGCTCTGTAATGTTGAAGCATCTGGTTTTCATCACGAACTGCACCAGAAAAATCAACAAAGGTACCAAATACACCACCAGTTTCTAAGACGTACGAACCGTCATACGAATCTGGAGTGATAGGTTCCGACCGTGTAGTTTCAGGACGTTTTTTGCCTAATTTAAATCCAAATAAATCTAGTTCCATAATATAATATTTAGGTTAGTTTTCAGCCAGTACCAGATCCACCAACGCTAATTCCGCCACCAGATATGCTATCTTCGATATGGCTATATGCCATAGTTACAGCAAAAAATGCTAGTTGATTATCAACACTCATGTCTAATTGAATTGGCCCAACTTGAATAGGCCAACAACCTCTTAATTTAAATCCTTTAAGAACTGCATGGTCTGTATTATTTGTAGTATCTGTGTCTGTTTGATTCCACGGAGTACCAGTTGGCTGTGCATGATCTAGGTGCTGTACTTCCCAAGTACAGTTAGATAGAGGATTTCCTTCACTGCCACCATTAGCCGCAAAAAGACGAGATACGCCCAATCCTTGACCAGTATCAACTATAAGATCGCTCCATTTCATAAATTTACTATGTAAACTACTGGCCTGTGCTCCACCAGAACCAACAGCATCATCCATAACTAAAATTTGCCACGGATTAAATACTCTATGAGAAGGAAGTTGTATTGTTTTTCCGCGAAAATTTATAGGAGTAGTGCCCACGGTAAGAGCTGGAAAAGAAGCGGCACGAATTTGTATTTCCCAGTCACCATTGGGACCTACAGAAGGAACACCAGTGCTGGTTACCTTGAATCGATTGACTCTAGTTCCGCCCTTAAAGGCACTTAAAAAGTTTGAAATACTAGACATGCGTTATCCTTTATGTGTGACTAAAATCAAAGTGAGTATATGCTATTGTTACCTGAAATGATGCTAAAACATTATCTTGACTCATGTCTAAATTAAACGCACCAACTTCAATAGGCCATGCTTGATATAGTGTAAATGCTTTTTTATTAGTTGTATTGTTGTTTGAATAATGCTCTAAAGTCCATTTACACGCACCTATTTTTGAAGTATCTATTGTAGCACCAGTTCCATAATCCACAATACTTTTTTGCCATAGTTTAAATTTTTTATATAATTCGCGTGTGCCGCGATCATCTAATACAGTAATTATCCAAGGATCGTAAGTTCTCTCTCCAGGAATAGGAACTGTTCTGCCAAAATAATTAATATTAAGCGGTACTATATTCGAAGATGGAGTGGCTGCTGCTCTAATATGAAATCGAGTATCGTCATTAATAATATCTGCACATCCAGAAGTGGTTACTGCAAATCTGTTTAAGCGTGTGCCGCCATTAAATGCGCCTAAAAAAGACTGTATACTATTTTTATCTGCCATAAACCTGTATCCTTTTACTGTTTATTAGATTTCAAATACTTCTGGCGGAGTAGTTCCGTTATTGGTTACAGTTAGTGTTATAGCTTCTGCTAGATTAACAGGAGTTAGAGAAATATTTGCTGTAAAAGTAATTCCCTGATTATCAGCAGCATTACATACAATGTTGTATGCTGAAATGCTTCCGCTTGCTTGTACCGAATCCATTAGTGTTTTGGTACGAGTAATAAACTGTGTTCGATTTGCTTCATTATTAGGCTCAAATACGTAATCGTATGCAATATCTTTAATTACAGTTTTTACGTAGTTTAATAGAGATACTACGTGTATACTGCCTCTAGAACCATTTACTGATGCATATGCTGTGCTGTTTCCCATCAAGAAACTACCACGACCAGGAAAACTTATTACAGGACTGACACCGTTATTAGTAAGTCTTGCAACATCAGTAGATGTATAATTTTGTTCGAGACTTATAACACCATTTATGGCACCACGTTTAATACCAGCAGGTGCGGCCCAAGCAGTAGTATTCATTGCTCTACCAAAACAACCAGCAACATCTGAGGCTAAGTTTATAGTTGCAGATTCTAAACTGCTGGATCCACTGCTGTTCCAGTCCTTAAAGAATTGTTTTCTATTAGCTACGTAAACTACATTTGAACCAGTATTTCCGGTATAACCATTACCAATTCCAAAGTCTGCTGCTAGGCTAGAGCCGTAGTTAGCGTTAATAGGAAGAGCTAATGGTTTGGTTGCACCAACAATAGCAAAACAATCTTTTCTAGATTGAGCAATATTTGCTACCGCATCTGAAGAGGGCTGATTTCCAAGATCAAAGAATGCATTAATTCTGTATCCAGATTCGTGTAATGGGGTGTAACTGATATCCCAGGTAGTATAGCTAGAAGTACCAGTAGCACCAACTATGACACCACCTACATTATAGTTTAAATAATTCCAAACGTGCCACCATTCAGTACCTACAGTAGAGCCATCTGCTCCGCTAGTATAAGTTGGTCCAGGAGGAACAGTAGTACTCCAGGGTTTAGTTGCTGCATTTACAGTTCTTTTTTGCCAATCGGTTAAATCCGATACAGACATAATTCCGTTTGCTTTTTCCGCATTTGTACCAAAAAATTTAACTAGGCCGTGGTACGAGATTGTTCCTGCTGTAAATCCTGGCATAATTTTTATCCTTTTTATCTTTAACTAAATTTATTTATATTTTTTACAATTTGGAGTCATCTTGGTCGGAATCATAAGAACTTATAAAACCAAAGGTAAACCAGTCGTCTTCTTCTATTTTTTTAATTTCTCCATCAAATAGTTCTTTTCGGATGTCTATGTTTGTTAATTCTTTAAAATAACTTTGTTTTGTAAGCCAAGAGAATAGTACCAAACACATAACCAAGTCATCAGTATGGCCTTCATCTGCAGCAAATGTGTTATATTTTGCAACAAATGATAACAATTCGTTTATAATTTCTTCGTCTTCTATTAGAAGTTTGTCCTGTTCTACTAGACTTTTAAGTATAGAACATCCCAATTTTTTAACCGTAACTGTCGTACGCACACCAAATAAAGATTCTCCCTTTCCAAATCCTCCATTTAAAACCATACCAGAGCGACCCTTATTCATACTCATCAAAATATTATCGTATTCCAGATCATAATGTAAGATATCAGCAACTTGCCCACCAATATCATTTACTTCAATTAGTACATACGCATTATTGTATTTTTTTCCAAATGCAGAAATTATGGTCGGAAGAAGCATGGGTGATACTATATTATTTCTATATTT